TGATTACTGTAAATCCATCAAAAAGATTGAAAACATTATAGACTATCGTGACCTTAACCCTGAACTCTTTAGAGAAAAGCCACCTCAAGAGCCTGTATCAGTTAGTAGTATAGTTTCCCTACCTAGCATTGAAAACGCTCCCAGTGGCGAAAATAAGACTATCCTAGAGGGTAAGAAGTCTAAAAAGAAAAAGCACAAGAAAAATGGAAAGGTTGTTATAATAAAGTTATGATAAGTATAAAAATTCAAAAAAATGGTGATTGTGAAATTAGAACTGACTATGATGATAGTTTTGAACTATATAACGATGTAGCTAATGCATATATGGGGATATATAACATTCTAGAAAGAACTTTATCAAATGCAGGAATACCTAATCCCAAAAAAGAAGCTATAAATAGTTTTGAATATATTTTTAAAAAAACTACTAAAGTAATAAAAAATAATGAAACAGACGTTAAATGGGGTGATTTTAATGGAAATGTATGAATTATTAGATAGTAATACTTATTTAGTTGTATGCACATGTTCTGGACAAGGTTTTAAATATGGAACTATTTATGCCATGGTGGGTTGGAATAATGGTCACTATGTAATCAGAACTGGTGAGCATGGCGATGTTATAACTTATCAAGTCTTAGATTGTGGTAATTTGCATAATCCCTTAGATGATAATACACCAACTTTTAGATATTTGAACCCAAAATTGCTTAATTTAAATATTAATATAAAAAAAGAAATATTGGCAACAGCAATTATTGAACATTGCACACCTATGGAAGAAATGTACAAGTATGACATTGCAAACAACAGATAATTACTTACTTTAACTCATTTATATGTACACTCGACTAGGCGAGTATAAATAGCCATCAAGCCTAGTGCGTTCCGCCCTTTTGAGCGGAGGTTGGAGGTGAGCAGAGATGGTTCAAAACGAGATATTATTCATAGATAGAACAACATGGAGACTTCTTGTACTTGCAGATGGTAGTTACATAACACATGGAAAAGCTAATACTATCATACGCAGAGTAGACAAGACAAAGCAAGAACAAAGCGAACGCAGAAAGAAAAAAGCAGAGGTTTTTACTACATCGTGGCTATGCAACGATATGATAAATTTCTTAGAAGAGGAAAACCAACTAAAAAGCATGAGTTTTGAAGAATATATTGGCTTAACTTTTCTTGAAATAGCTTGCGGTGAAGCCCCTTTCTTAGTATCTAGGTACGATGCTACTACTGGTGACTTGATTGATATAAATAATCGTATTGGTATACTTGATAGAAAGTTATGCATAGTAAATGAAAATACTAATAATGAAAAAGATTGGTTCAAGTGGACACTTCGTGCATATCAAAGTATTTATGGTTACGAGTCCCAAGGGGATAGTCTATTTATTGCTAGAATAAACTTACTCCAAACTTTTATAGATTATTTGGATTTTAAATGGCACAGAAAACCTACTGATAAAGAATTAAAAACTATTACAAACGTTATATCTTGGAATATTTGGCAGATGGACGGTCTTACTGGTTGCGTTCCATATACTAACATACCATGTGAAATCATGGATTGGAAGAATAATAAAACAGTACTGTTTAGGGAGATAAAGAAAGGAAAAAATCACTATGATTCTAATGATTGAAAAAGATAAATCGGATTTTTTAACTGAATTAAAGAGTTATGAAACTGAATATATCAACTTAGATAACCTCGCATGGTTTAAATTCAAAGTAGTGGAAACTGGTAAGATATCAAGATATGGAAATTGCACATATGTTGCACTTTGTTTTATCACTCCTAGCAAAGAACACGACTTAGGAATGATAGAAGATGAAGTAGCAGAGCAACTCGTATCGGACTTTAAAAATTCAATGAAGTTTTCTAAAGAAAAAGAAATCTATGACATACATGAAAGGTTATGTCATTTGCAGATGGCTTTTATAAATGAATGTAAAGAGAATGGAGAAGATAATGGCACTTATTGAATACACACTAGATGGTAAAGTTGATAAGGTTAAAAAGGCTATTGAGCGTATCAAAAACTTTGAACCAATTTCAAATGGTTTTGATGATAAGCCCTACTATGTGTGTTACTCTGGTGGTAAAGACAGTGATTGTATTCGTATTTTGTGTGAACTTGCTGGAGTTCCTTATGAACTTGTATGTAATTGGACTGGTATAGATGCACCAGAAACATGGAAATATATCCATACCATTCCAAATCTACAAATTAATATGCCTAAAAAGTCTATGTTTCAGTTGATAGTTGATAAAGGTATACCACCTACAAAATTTATGCGTTATTGTTGTGCTGAACTTAAAGAACATGGAGGGGAAGGGCGTTTTACTATGACTGGTGTGCGTTGGGCTGAAAGTATTCGACGCAAAAATAATCGTGGTGTTGTAGAAACTTTCACTAATAAAAAAAATGATAAAATTATTTTAAAAAATGATAATACAGAAGAACGCAAACTTTTAGATGTTTGTATGTCAAAACATACAAGAGTGCTTAATCCAATTGTTGATTGGAGCGATGCAGAAGTTTGGGAATTTCTGCACTCTCAAGGTTGTAATTCAAATCCACTCTATCAATGTGGATTTACTAGAGTTGGTTGTATTGGTTGTCCTTTAGCTTCTTTGAATAATCGTTTAAATGAGTTTAAACGATATGAAAGGTATAAGCGTATGTACTTAAAAGCATTTGAAAAGATGCTAGAAAATAAAACACAAGTTACAACTTGGAAAACTGCCGAAGATGTTTTTCATTGGTGGCTTTACGGTAATGAAGATACAAATGAAGATGAAAATCAACTATATTTATTTGAAAAGGAGTAATTAAATATGAATAAAGTAATCCTAATCGGTAGATTAACTGCTAACCCTGAGTATAAACAAACTTCACAAGGAACACCAACTTGTAGGTTTACTGTTGCAGTCAACAGACCTTATCAAAAAGACAAACAACAAGAAAGTGATTTTATAACCTGCCAAGCTTGGAGAAACACTGCTGACTTTGTTTCTCGCTACTTCTCCAAAGGTAAACCAATAATAGTCGAAGGTTCTTTAAGAAATAACAACTATACTGATAAGAATGGCATCAATCACTATGGAATAGACGTTCTAGTTGAGAGTGTTGAGTTCACTATCAATGATAATTCTCAACAACAAGTTCAAAGTCAACCAAGACCATCAGTTGCTAATTGCCAGAACCAACAAAGAACATATGCTCAACAAAATACTAATTCAAGACCACCAATACCAACTTACCCATCAAATCAACAACCAGTAGCCACTAGCTACCAGCAACCACTACAACAGGCACAAGCTAACCAAAGTAGCGATGTATCAGACTTTGAGGAGATATTAAGTGATGGAGATATACCATTCTAGTTTGAGATACCGAAACAAAGGTAAAAGGTGGACGGTTCAAGAAGAAAATATTATTCTTAGTATGTTTCATAAGCACACATTAGAAGAAATATCAAACGTTCTAATGCGTCCACCTCATACTGTTTTAGCCAAAATGCACAAGTTAGGAATTTACAATAGGAGGATAAATATATGAAAGATAATGAAAAAACATACAGAATAGGTGAAAAAATCGTCTTAGAAGATGAAAAAGAATGTGACAATTGTATGAAATGTCAAAAATCGACTATCATGGGCAATTGCTGTTTATGTAATAGAGATATCAATGGATTTGAAAACGCATGGTTTTTAGGAAACAACATATATTGTAGAAATTGCTTTAAAATAGCAAGAAAAAAGAAACAGAAAGCTAAAAAGAAATGTGTTAAATAGAAACGAGTCAAAAAATTATGCATACTCATTTTATTATTATGGGCAGTTCGTATTCTAAAGGGTATCGTATGGCTATGGACTACCTTGTTGAAGATACTTCTACTGATTTTATTCAAAGCCAACTTGATAGAATTAAGCTTGAAGTTGGAAACTTATATTGTGTTTCAATTAGTACTATTATTACACAAAATACTGATTGGAAATCTGTAATTGATGCTGATTGGTTCTATGAAGGTGTTCATGTTTATAGTGATATTGAGGACTTTGTTAGAAAAATTAAAGAAAAAGAAAAGAGGTGAGATAGAATGAAAATACTTGTAGCTTGTGAGGAAAGTCAAGTAGTTACTGTTGAATTTCGTAAATTAGGGCATGAGGCTTACAGTTGTGATATTCAAGATTGTTCTGGTTGTCACCCAGAATGGCATATTCAACAAGATGTTATTCCTTTATTAAATGGTAATTGTACATTTGTAACTTGTGATGGAACAGAACACATTTTAAATACTAAATGGGATATGATAATCGCACACCCACCTTGCACTCATCTTTGTGTTACTGGTGCTAGACATTTTGAAAAGAAACGCTCGAATGGTAGTCAAGAAAAGGCAATTGTTTTTTTTATGTCTATTTATAATGCTAATTGTGATAAAGTATGCGTTGAAAATCCAGTTAATATTATCTCAGGGAATTATATTTTAAAATATTTTCCTGCTTTAGCTGAAAAATATAATTTACCTATTAAATGCAGTCAAATTATTCAACCTTACGAATACGGTGAACCACATAGAAAAAAAACGTGTTTATGGTTAAAAGGTTTACCTAAATTAAAACCTACTGATATTGTAGAAGTTACAGATATCAAAGAATATGTAAAAAGAGATGGCTCTGTTACTACATTTTCTAACTGGTATAATGAGGGTGGAAAGGAACGTCAAAAAATGCGTTCTAAGACTTTTTTAGGCATTGCTAAAGCGATGGCTGAACAATGGGGTTAATTTTCATGATTAATGTGGAATAAGTGTTGGTAAGGAAAAGGAGGTGTAATTTAATGAAATCAAGAGTACCATATATGGTTAAAAATTCGGATTTAAAGCAAGAAGTTGTAAAAGAGTTCAAGCGACAAGAACAACAACTTGCAGAGAATTTCACATATCAAACTGTTGCAAGTATTCTTTACATATTAGAAAAACAGTTTGGATTTGGTAAAAAGCGTTTAAATAATGTTGTAGATGCAATTGAAAGTTTGAACTCTCTACAAAACAATGGTATTTTTGGTCAAACGTTTGATAATTTGGATTTAATTGAACATTTAAAGGCTAAATATGATATTGATGTGGCGAAAAGGATAAAAGTACACCTTGAGTGGCGTGATAAATAAGGGGGGAAAAAATTTATGGCAGAACGCAGAATGTTTTCGAAAACTATTATAGATAGTGATATGTTCTTAGATATGCCATTATCTACACAGGCACTATACTTTCACTTGTCTATGCGTGCTGATGACGAGGGTTTTATAAATAATCCAAAGAAAATTCAGCGTATGATAGGTGCGAGTGACGACGATATGAAAGTTTTAATTGCAAAACAATTTATAATTCCTTTTGATAGTGGAATTGTGGTAATCAAACACTGGAGAATACACAACTATATTCGTAATGACCGATTTAAGCCAACTATATGTGAGGAAGAAAAATCGCATATTACTGAGAGAAATGGTATTTATGATTTAAGCAAAATGCCTTCGATTAAGCAAACTGGTAGTCAAGTGGTATACCAAACGGATACCACTGGTATACCAAGTGACAACCAAGTGGTATACCAAATGGATACACAGGATAGGTTAGGTAAAGATAGTTTAAGACAGGATAATATAGGTAAGTATATAGAGGACGTTCAGCAAGCTGAACAGTCCACTACTAAATCACAAAAGTCTAAAAATAAAAAATTTGTTAAGCCTACAGTAGAAGAAATTAGAGATTACTGTATTGAAAGAAAGAATAATGTATCTGCTCAGTATTTCTATGATTATTATGAGGCTAATGGTTGGAAAGTTGGCAAAAATCCAATGAAAGATTGGAAAGCTACAGTAAGAAATTGGGAAAGAAGAGACTTTTATAGTAATAATTCTGCTAGTAGTTCACCTATACCAACCGAAAGAGACATGTCAGAATGGGGGTTCTAATATGAATGAAAGACTAATCTACAATGCTATGGCAACTGCTGAAAACAATGCTAAAAGTATTATGGATAATCTATATATCGACAATGATGGATTTTACTGTTGCAAAAAATGTCATACTAGAAAACAAGTAGAAATATTTGTGTTTGGTAATTCTCAAAGAGTATATTGTGACTGTAAATGTGAGCATGAGCAGTATCAACATGAACGTGAAGAGTACTACAAACAAAAAAGGATTGCCGAACTTGAAGAATACAAAAGATATGGTTTTAGCAATGATGATTATAATAGTTACTCTTTCAATCAAGATGATTGTAGTTACTCAAAAGAAAGCCAAATATCACGAAAATATGTTGAAAACTTTGAACAGATGAAAAAAGCTAATCTTGGATTACTCTTTTATGGAGTTTGCGATACTGGTAAAACTTTCTATAGTGCTTGTATATGTAACGCATTAGCAAAACAAGGATATTTTGTCATTATGACTTCTATTTCAGCTTTAAGTGAAAAGATAGACGCTAACTTTAAAGCTGAACGTTCGACAATATTGGAACGTATCAGTCAAGCAGACTTATTGATACTAGACGATGTAGGAACTGAAAGAAAAACTCAATTAGCTTTAGAGAATGCGTTTGATATCATAAACACTAGATATCTTTCTAAGAAACCTATGGTTATTTCCACAAACTTAAAACCTAAAGAGTTAGGAACTGAAGATATTAGATTAGAACGAATATATCAACGTATTTTAAGCAATACCAAAAAAGTTGAATGTACTATACCAAATCATAGAAAATCCTTTACTTCCAAGCAAAAGGAAGCATTAAAAATTTTAGAAAGCGTATAACATTAAAAAATCAGCGTTTTAAGGCACTTAAAATTTTTGAATAGATAAGGACTAGAAAACTTTTAAAACGTCACTATAAATCTATAAAGTGTCTTAGCATTGATTTTAAGAAGAAAGGAAAAATATTGTGAATAAATATCATAACAAAAGAGTTGTTCTAGATGGCAAAGTCTTTGACAGTAAAAAGGAAGCTGAAAGATATCAAGTTTTAAAAATGTTAGAAAGTGCTAACATAATAAGCAATCTATCAAGACAAGTACCTTTCGAGTTAGTTCCAAAACAGAAAAACGAACGTGCAGTTAAATATATAGCTGATTTTATGTACGTTGAAACTGCAACTGGAAAAATTATCGTTGAAGATGTGAAAGGCTTTAAAACAGACGTATACAAGCTAAAACGTAAGCTATTCAAGTATCGTTATCCAGAATACACGTTTATTGAAACATAAATAATTGGAGGTGGTTAAAATGCTCAAGCAAGAGTTTAGAGATGAGGTATCATTAAGACTACGCATTGCTTTCTTAGGTTGGAAACATGATGAGGAAAACAGAACACAACAAGCATTTAGCAAACTCATAGGCGTGAAAAAACGTACACTATGGTCTTGGCTAACTGGCAAAACTCTACCAAATATAGAACAGTTACACGATATCTGTGATATTTGCAACTGCTCAGCAGAATGGATATTATGCTTAACTGACGAAAGGAGAATAAAATAAATGACTAGCAAAAAGAAGAATAGTATCGATATAGAATTAATTGTACTTAGGATTACTGTTTTTATAGGAACAGTTTTGATACTTCTATTAGTTTTACTCACAATTGGAGATGCAATAGAAACTAAAACAGTTATTGAGACTTATAATACAATAGTTTTAGATAAATATACTAAAGTGTCTGGAGACAAAGGCTCAAATACAGCTTTTAAATTGGTTTGCTATGACGAAACTAATACAAAAATTAGTGTTACTGTTACAGAGCATGAGTATATTGATAATGATATTGGTGATGAGGTTACTTTTGATGTTGTTGAACATAAAAATAGATTCTTCACTAACATGAAATCAAAAAGATACGAATTGAGAGGTGGTATTAGACATGAGTCGAATTAAAAGAAACCCAGATATGCCTAGTGGTCTAAAACAAGCTCAACGTGTACAATGGCTTAAAGATAGGAATTTGTGTACATATTGTGGTAAGAAACCTATTGATAAAGATTCTTCAAAAGTTTATTGCTATGAATGCCTTGTGTATAGAAGAAATTTAAACAGAGCAAAACATGGGAGAGATAAAATATACTACCCATCTAAGAAAGAAGACTCCCTTTTGAAGTGTGCAATTTCAGCAGATGAATTAGGTGTTTCATATGGACAATATATGTTAATGAAAGGAAGTAATAAATAGTGAACATTTTACTAGGTTCAAATCCAATGCTAAGAATTACCGATGAGGAATTGCAAAAAAATGTGAACGATGCTACTACATATTTTGAGAATTTAAAAAAGAGGCAACAATTATTTTGTGAATTTTGTGGAAAAAAGACATATAACCAAAAAAGAAATTGTAAATATTGTAGAAAAACAAAGGAGTTTAAAAATGATTAGAGAATTTTCAACAATAATGAAATCTAAAAGAAAGGAATTGAAAATTTCTATTAACCAGCTTTCTCAAATAACGAATATTTCAAAGTCAATGTTATATGACTATGAAAATGGTATCCGTGAACCAACTACTAAACGATTTTTAAAGATATGTGGTGTTTTAAAAATCAATCCAAGAAATTTCTTAAAAAATTAAAAAAATTTTTGACTTTCCGACTAAATCGGAAAGTTTTTTGTTATTATAATTATATAAAAAAATAAGAGTAGGTGAAATAATATGGAAAATGAAGTAGACCACCCAAAATATTACCAAAATAAGAATGGCAGGGAATGTATCGAAGAAATGATTATTTTGTTTGGAGAACAATCTGTCATTGATTTTTGCAAACTAAATGCATATAAGTATAGATTTAGAGCAGGAAATAAAGATGGGAATTCTAAAGAGCAAGATTTAGCAAAAGCTAATTGGTATTTAGATTATGCAGAAAAAATAATGCGTGGGTATTGGTAAAGGGTAATAACTATGATAGATTATAATAATTTATCAAATGCCGAACGTAAAAGACTTCGTGATGAATTTCCTAAGTTTGAATGCAATCCACCAACTTCATGCTTTAATTGTCCTTTTCTTGATTGTATTTCACCAAGTAACTATATTAGCCAAGCAGAAGTAGAATATCACAAATGTGCCGAATTTAAAACTGGTAAAAGAAAGAAGATAGGATATTGAGGAAAGCGTGTATTTATTGTGGAAAAATTCATGACAGAAAGATAATATGTGAAAATAAACGCAAACGATTAATGAAAGTTAGAGATACAAAAGGTGATAAGTTCCGTTCATCAGCAGAGTGGCAACATAAAAGACGTGAGATAAAAGAACGTGATATGTATCTATGTCAAGTATGTATACGTTCAGTTGGTTTAGATGTTAACCCATACGCAAGTACAAATACATCAGTACATCATATCATTAGCTTGCAACAGGATTTCAATAAAAGGCTTGACAATGATAATCTTATAACTTTATGTGCTTATCATCATAAACAAGCTGACAGTGGTAAAATACCTTCTCAAACTTTACAAAAAATCGTTGCAGAGCAGATGCCCCCCCGAGGTTAAAGAATTTGGTTGTTAAATATCCTCTACACCAATGCGAAGTCATGAAATTAAAAATTCTTAAAAATGAAAATTCAAGGAGTATATCAAAAAAAAGAGGTGAAAAATATGGCTAGACCTACCAAATCAGCTAATTTGATTGTAGGAGAATATAACAAGGAAACACTCAATAGTAGGCTTGAGAGTGAAAAAAAGTTAAAAGGCAGTTGTGATAAACTTAAACCACCTAGGTATTTAACTTCACAACAAAAACAGATATTTAAGTGTATTTTAGAGAACTTAGAGTCTAGTGAAATTTTAGGAAATATTGATATCTATGTATTGACCAATTGTGCAATTACGATAGATAGAATTCAAACGATGGAAAAGGCTATCAATGAAGATAACAATTTATTGAACAATAAGACCTTTATGGCATCAAAGGATAAGTATAGCAAAGATTTTTTCCGATATTGTAATGAATTATCATTATCACCACAAAGCCGTGCTAAATTAGCTAACATTAACATTAGAACAAGTGAAATAGACCCTCTTTTAGAGGTATTGAATGACAATTAATGAAAGTAAGGCTTATGCATATGCTCAATGGTGCATTCAAAATAATAATCAATATATCGGAAAATATGTGAAAAAACAAGCTAAGGCTTGGCTAGATATTGCTGATGGTAAGTCTAATGTTGCATATATTGATGAAAGTATGTTCATTAAAATTTGCAATATCCTTAAATTAATGGTTCACCCAGATTTAAGAGTTTCAATCTATCAAGGTTTAGAAGATTATGCGTGGCTCTTAATAGTTGCAGTATTCTGTACTAAGTCCAAATCTGACAATTCAAGATATTACGAAACTGCATTGTTAGAAATTGCTAGAAAAAATTTTAAAACTTTTAACTCTGGTGTTATCTTCATCGTAGGTATGCTAATAGAACCTAAGTTTTCAAGATTCTTTTCTGTTGCTCCAGATTTAGCTTTGTCTTCCGAATTGAAATTAGCAATTAGGAAGATTATCAAATCTTCTCCTGCGTTGCTTAAACACTTCAAAATACAAGTAAAACTTATCATTTGTAAACTAACTGAGATAGAATATACTCCTTTAGCTTATTCAAATGATGGTATGGACGGTAAATTAGCTAATATATTCTTAGCTGATGAGGCAGGAGCGTTAGACGAATATCCAGTTGAAGCCATGCGTAGTTCTCAAATTACGATACCAGACAAGCTAGGTATCATTATATCTACTCAATATCCTAACGATAACAACGTTATGCTTGATGAAATAGATTATGCAAAGAAAGTTCTTGACGGCTTAACAGAAGATTGCAGAACGTTTGCATTGCTATATGAACCAGATATTGAAATACGAGGGGAATGGGAAAGTAACGATTTAGTTATATATCAATCTAATCCAGTTGCATATTCCAACGAAAAGATTTTTGAAAATATCAAGAAAAAGCGTGCAATGGCTATATTGTATCCAAACAAAAAAGAAAACTATCTTTGTAAGCATAATAATATTATGTTTAAGAGTTTAGGTACAGAAAGTTTTGTGGATATTGACAAGGTTAAAAAGTGCAAAATTGAAGAAGATATCAATTTTTGGCAAGATAAAAGAGTATTTATTGGAGTTGATTTGTCACAAACAGATGATAATACTTCTATTGCAATGATTACATATCATGAAGGTATAATTTATGCTAAAGTTTTTGGTTTTGTTCCAAGTGATAGAATTGAAATAAAAAGTAATCGTGAACGTGTTGACTACAATAGACTAATTCGTTTAGGTGATTGCATCTCATGTGGTGAAGAAATAATCAACTATCAAGAAATTGAACAGTTTGTACTTGATTTACCTAAAAAATACGGAGTTGAAATAGTTCAGCTAGGTTTTGATAGATGGAATGCTTTAAGTAGTGTTCAAAAGTGGGAAAGTGCTGAAAATCCAATTGAATGTGTTGAAATTAAGCAACATTCAAGTGTCCTATCTCCACCAACAAAACTTTTGTATGAATATATTGTTGATGGAAATTTTAAATACTTTAAAAATCGATTATTAGAAATAAACTTTGAAAATTCAAAATGTACATATGATACTAACCTTAATAAATATGTCAATAAAAAGAAATCTACTGGTAAGGTTGATATGGTTGTATCATTAATTAATGCAGTATATTTGTTGCAACAGGAAATTTTGAATGGAGAAGAATTTACAGTTTATTATTAAGAAAGGTGGGGAAAATGAATAATTTAAAAAAGTTTTTTTCTACACTTTCAAGAAAGAACAAAGCGTTTGAAGATTCTAGCGAACCATTGTTAAGTGCATTATTAAAAAATAATAATATTGATAAGCAAAAAGCACTTGAAATACCGTCTGTAAAAGCATCAATTAATTACATCACAAAACAAATAGCTAGTATTCCACTTGCACTATATAAATCAAATGGTGACACAGTGACAAGAATATTAGAAGATGAAGACAACAGGGTAAAACTTTTAAATGGTGATACTGGAGATTTATTGGATAGATTTCAAATGCTTAGTGAATTTATTGCAGATTATCTATTATTTGGTAACGGATTTATTTACAAAAATCAAACACTTAATAAAACATATAGTTTGCATTATGTTGATTGTAAAAGAATTTCACATACTTCCAATGTAGACCCTATTTTTAAAGATTGTGTTTATCTAGTAAATGGTAAACAATATGAAGAATATCAATTTATTAGAATTTTACAAAATTCTAAAGATGGAGTTAAAGGCAACGGAATTATTGATGAAAATGCACAATTACTTGATATTGCATATAGTTTGATGATGTATACAGGAAAAATGGTTAAGAATGGTGGTAATAAAAAAGGATTTTTAAAATCTAATAAAACACTTACACAAACTGCAATCGATAAATTAAAGGAAGCATGGAGAAAATTTTATGGTTCAGATAGTGAAGAAAGTATTATTATCTTAAATGATGGGTTGGAATTTAAAGAAAGTTCAAATACATCTGTAGAATTACAACTCAACGAAAGCAGAAAAGCAATCGATAATAATATATATTCAATATTTGGTTTGTCTGAAGAGATTGTAAATAGCACAGCTAAAAGTGATGTTATTACTGGTGTTTTTAAAACTACTTTATTTCCAATTATGAGTGCAATTGAAACTGCATTGAACAAATCTTTTTTATTAGAAAAAGAAAAATCAAGCTATTATTGGGCATTTGATACAACCGAAATCTTGAAAGATGATATTGAAAAGAGATTTAAAGCATATGAAATTGGTTTAGCCAATGATTTTATGCAAATTGATGAGGTTAGACGAATTGAAAATATGTCACCTTTGGGACTTAATTTCATTAAATTAGGTCTAAATGATGTCTTATATAATTTGGAAACTGGAGAAATGTACACTCCAAATACAAATCAAAGAGTGAATTTAGAAAATCCAAAAGGAAGTGGTAAAGTTGAATGATACTAAAATGCTCGAAAAAGTAAATTCTTTCACACAAAAGGAATTGACTTTAGATGATGTTTATATCTACAATGTTAGACTTTGTGATAATGATATTGATAGAGATTATGAGTGCTTTGCTGATAATTCTTTAACAGAACTTCAAAAATTATTCGTAGGTAAAACTGGAATCTTTGACCATAACGCATCAGCTAGTAAACAAGTATCAAGAATTTTTGATACAGAAGTGGTATCGGATAATAGTAAACTTACAATTGATGGTAGACCTTACAAATGGTTAAAAGGTTATGCATATATGATGAAAACACCCACTAACGCAGATTTGATTAAAGAAATCGATGGTGGTATAAAAAAAGAAGTAAGTATATCATGTAGTGCACAAAGTCATAAATGTTCAATATGTGGTATGGATAAATTTAAAAATCCATGTAGTCATTTGAAGAATAAGCATTATAATGGTAAATTATGCTATACTGTTTTAGATGGTATTACTGATGCTTACGAGTGGAGTTTTGTAGCTGTACCTGCTCAAGTGAACGCTGGAGTTACTAAACGTTTTGTTTTGGATAATAACTCTCATAAAAATGAAGGTATAATCCAATCAAATATACAAAATATTCGAATTAGAGTTGAAGTTTTAAGAAAGAAAGGAGTCCAATATGAATATTAAATTCTATATGGAAAAGAGAAACGACTTATTGACAGATATTTCAAATATTTGTGATAAAGTAGAAGCTGAAAAGCGTGTTATCACTGATGAGGAAAATCAAATTGTCAGTAAAAAAATGAAAGAAGTAGTTGACATTGATAAGACTATTGAACTTGAAAACAAGAAGAGAGAACTTATCGATAAGCAATTTTCTTCAAATGAGGGTAATGGTTCTGAAGACAAAGCTATTGTTGAAGAAAAAAAGTTCTTAGATTATTTAACAAACAATACCAGTAAGTCTTTGAGTGTATCAGCAAATGGTGCGTTAATACCTGAAACTATTTCCAACAAAATTGTTGAGAAAGTATATGAATTATGCCCACTTTTAAAACTAATCCATATTGAAAAAGTAAAAGGTACTTTTACCGTACCAGTTTATGATGACACTACTGATATTGAATGTAACTATGTTGATGATTTAACAGAATTAACTGAAAGTGCTGGAAACTTTAAAGAAATTTCATTCACAAATCAAATTGCTGGTGCGTTAACAATAATTTCTAAAAGTTTAATGAACAACACTGAATTTGACTTACTAAATTTTGTTGTACATAGAATGGCTCTTTCAGTTGCTAAGTTCTTATCTAAAGAATGTTTAACTGGTAATACAAAAATGCAAGGCATATTTGGTGAAAATAATGTAACTAACAATATTAAATCCAAAACTTTTAATGATGATGCACTTATTACTATTCAAAATTCAATACCTACTGCTTATCAATCAAATTGTTGTTGGGTAATGAACAGAGATACTTTATTAAAATGTAAGAAACTTAAAGATGCGAACGGTCGTAGCTTATTAAACCCAGATTTAACTAGAGGATATGGCTTTGTCCTATTAGGTCAACCTATTTATATTGATATGTATGTTCCAGAGGATAATATATTTTATGGTGACTTAACTGGATACTGGTTAAAGTTCTCTCAAGAATTAGAAATAAGCGTTTTATACGAAAAGTATGCTACTAAACACGCTATTGGCGTATATTGTTACATTGAATGTGATGGTAAACCAGTTGAACAACAAAAACTTGGTGTACTTACAATTAGTGCAACTTAGTATGTAAATGTCTATGAAACTATTAGATATTACATTGGATACGGTTAAGGCTTATACTCATATTGATTTTGAAGATGACGATACACTTTTAGCAGATGTTATTATGCCCTCTGCTAAAAGCTATCTAACATCTTTCACTGGACTATCATTAGAACAATTAAATGAATATGAAGATGTTTCTATTGCATTTCTATGTTTAGTTTCAGATATGTATGATAACCGACAAACAACTGTATCGACCAATAAGATAAATCCTACAACTGATTTTATTTTAAATGCCCATAGAGTAAATTTTCTATAATTTGAGGTGATATCTATGTCAGCTGGAGATTACAGACAAATAATAGTATTTCAAAAGAAAGTTTTCCACATTGATGCTGAAGGGAATCAAGTAGAAACATGGAGTAATTATTATAAATGTCATGCGTATGTGAATAGTACTCAATATAAAAATACTCCATCATCTGAAACTTACGGTGGAAATATTAGACGTGAGAATGCTACTGATACAATTTTATTTGCAGTTAGATATTGTAAAAGAGTTGAAAAAGTGAATCCATACGAATATCAAATTTTATTTAACAATCATGAGTATGAGCTAATTTCTCTTGCTGATGATGTTAAATATTTACACAATGAGATAAGATTCAAGGCGGTGGCAAGAGATGTCAAAGGATAGTGGCATAGAGATTGAAAAACTTGCTAAAGAGGTAATCTCACAACTTGATAAATACAGTGAAGCTGTAGACAAGGCTACTAAACTTGCAGTGGATAAAGTTGCTAGAGATGTAAACAAAGAGATTACAAGTCATGCGAAGTCTTTTAATAACAAACCATTTAAGCTAGTACGTTATGTGATGATAAAAATCAACGGACATATTAAGCGTGTTGCACTTAAAACTGGACGTTCTACTGGAAAGTATGTTAATTCGTTTAAAATTAAAACAGCTAAAGAGTCTTTAGGTATACACCGTAAAACGTGGTATGTAAAATCTCCAATGCATTCACTCTCCCACTTACTAGAGAATGGACATAAGTACAACATAAATGGTAAGCAAGGCAAAACTCAAGCATATCCTCATATAAAATATGGTGAGGAACTAGCAATTAAGGAATTACCAATTGAAATAGAAAAAAGAATTAAGAAAATTAAATGAGGTATTTAAGATGACAAAAGCAAAACTTTATAACATTTTATCAGAAACTGGGTATAAAGTAACATCTGTACGTTTCAAAAATGCTATTACTCCACCATACATATGCTATGAATTGTCTAATAAACGAGGAATTTTCGCAAATGGTGTACAAGTTGGCGAAGTTGTAGAGTTTTCAATTTACTTCTTTAAATTGAAAACGGATTTAGAAAGTGAAAAAGTGCTTGAAGAAGTATTTTTAAAGCATAATATAGCGTATAGTGTTGATTTACAATACCAATACGTTGAAGATGAGAACATTGAATTATTAATCTATAAGTTTGAAGATTATCAAGCGAAAGGAGTTTAAAATATATGGCTGAAACATTAAAACAAAATTTAATCAAAACTATATCTAAAGTTGGATATTCTATTTTAACTGTTTCTGATACAAAAGTAACTGCTGGTACAGTTAAGTGGTTACCTACATTTGAAGCTGGTGGCAGAGAGTACTCAGCAGACCCATCTGGTGATGTTACTGAGATTTATGCAGATGGTATTTGTGTTTATTCACAAGAGGATAATAACGGCTATGATTTAAAATTAACATTGTTAGCAGTTGTTGATGATGTATATAAAGATTGGTATGGCTTTGATAAAGTTACAAATGAAGCAGGAAAAACTGGCACTGTAGAGTATGCAACTGCAAAAACTTATCCAAAACTTGCAATCTGCATTTGTGAAGATACTACAAATGGTGTTGGAAAAACATCAATATTCTATTATTGTAACATAAATAAAAGACCATCACGAAGTGGAAAAACTTCAGAAGGAAAATTTGACCCACAATATCCACAATTTGAATTAGTTTCTCGCCCACGTCCTACTGATAGATTAGTAGTGTGGACTATTGAAGGTCAAGAACAGTTCACTGAATTACCAGAGCCTCCAATTCAAACACAAGTTCAAACACAAGAAGGAAAGGAATAATACTATGGAAAAAGTTGTACAGTTTGGCGATAAAGAAGTAACATTAAAAGCAGATGCAACATTATTATTGAGATATAAAGCTGAATTTGGAAAAGATTTATTTGCAGAACAAGCAAAATTACAAGAAGCAATCATTAAAGATGAAAATGGAAATGCAGTTGGTACTGATTGGGATAAATTTGACAGTACAATCATTTTAAATATGGCTTGGGCAATGGCTAAAGCACACGATAAAACTATCCCTAATATACTAGATTGGTTAGATGGATTTGAATACTTTTCTCCAGTTATAATTTATCCACAAATAGCTGAATTACTTAGTGCAAATATGAAAGTTGATAGAAAAAACGATTAAGCAACAGAAACAATAGCGATACTTTTCCTACAACTGAGGAATTTATCGCTATTTTAGTAAAAAGGGGACTTTCTGTTGCAGACTTAGAACATTTTACAATTGGTATGTTATTCAATTTCTGCTATGCAGATGATAGATTAAACAGAAAAATCAATGGTGAAAATGTCACAGACCCCGAAGAACAATATAGAAAATTAAAGAAACTTGAACCAGAAATCACTAAAATGTATAAAAATGGTCAAGTTAATGAAGAAAAATACAATTCTTTTATTAAATCTATTACTGATTACGAAAGAGAGGAGGAATAATTTCTATGGCTGAAACAATTAAGGGTATCCAAGTCAAAATTGAGGGCAATACTAAATCTTTAAGCAATGCTTTAAAAGATGTTGATAAAAACATCAAAGGTACTGAAAAAAATTTAAGAACGGTTGATAAATTGCTTAAATTAGACCCTAGCAATGTTTCTCTAACTGCCGAGAAAGAACAACTCCTCGCTAAAAATGTTGATGAAGTTGCTAAAAAACTTGAAACTTTGAAAAAAGTGCAAGGACAAATATCACAACAATACAAAAATGGTACAATTGGAACTGATGCATATTTAGATTTCCAAAAAACATTGGTAGAAACTGAACAAAAATATAATAAACTTACTAATGCTATTGAGGGCAATACTAAATCTTTAGAGGAAAACACAAATACATCAACTGCAACAATGAAAGATTATTACGAACAAGTAGATAATACTTCCAAAAGTGCAGAAAAATCTTCAAATAAGCATGAAATTCTCTCTAACACTTTAAAATCATTAGAAAAAGGTGTTAAAAGTGTAACTTCTGCACTTGGGAAGATGGCTATTAATACTGCAAAAGTAGGATTTGAGGCAATCAATACTACTGTACAGAAATCAGTGGGCTTATTTGAAGACTACACTAAACTACTTACAGGAGTAGCTAGTGCTGTAACTGCTTTTTCAACTGGTGTGGGTACTAGTTTCACTGCACAGATGTCAACAGTGCAATCTCTACTTGGCTACACGGACTATTCTCAAGAGCAATTAGAGATAATGGATAGGTTAGAAGAAAAGGCTAAACAAGTTGGTGCAACAACAAAGTTTACTGCAACAGAAGCAGGAAAAGCACTTGAATACATGGCTATGGCTGGTTGGAACGATGCTGAAATGCTTGATGGTATGGACGGTATTGTAAACTTAACAATTGCATCTGGTGAGGAATTAGCATCTACTTCTGATATTGTAACTGATGCACTTACTGCTTTTGGTTTATCTGCAAAAGATAGTTCTCGCTTTGCTGATGTTTTATCTGCAACAGTTACCAATTCTAATACAAATGTATCAATGTTAGGTGAGGCTTTCAAATATGTAGGTCCAATGGCTAATGCATTAGGCTATTCTATTGAAGATGTTTCATTAGCGTTAGGTCTAATGGCTAATGCAGGTGTAAAAGGTGAACAAGCTGGTAACGCATTGAAGACATCGTTAGCAAGACTAGCAAGTCCAACTAAACAAGCACAAGAAGTTATTGACAGACTTGGTATCTCATTAACAGACGAAGACGGCAACACACTAGGCTTTGCAGATATGCTAGAACAACTAAGAGATAAGCTAAAAGGTGTGAGTACTGAGCTAGTTAATGCAGATGGTAGCTTAAAAGAATATGAAGAAATTGAAGAAGAATTGCAAGGTAAGAATGAACAGTTGCAATTAATTTCTGATGCTTCCAATCTTTTTGGTAAAAACCAAGTAGCTAGTATGTTAGCATTAGTCAATGCTTCTGATAAAGACTTTCAAGCATTAAAAGAAAGTATTGATACTTGTAAAGGTTCAGCTGAAGAAATGGCAGAGGTTAGAATTGACAACTTGACTGGTGATGTCACTATCTTAACATCAGCAATGGAGGGTGTCGGATTATCTATATTTGAGTACATAGAAAGTCCACTAAGGGAACTTACAACTACAACTACTAGCTTGATGGATAATCTAAACAAGAACATTGGAGATGGGTTAAACTTTTCTGCAATGAACGTTAATATTAGGGAATTTGCAAACAAAATTGGAAATCAGTTTAAATCTGCAATGCCTAGTATTAATTCAACTATTGAACAATCTTCTAAGCTACTCAATGCTATAATAGAAAGCACGTTAGAAAATGCGTTAGACTTAGTTCCAAATGCGATAGGCTACGGACTCCCAAATATTATTGACAGTTATTGGAGTTTAGTAGATAATATCATTAGTCAAATTTCTCAATCAGCACCAACTTTAATTGAAAATGGTGGTAAAGTAATAAACTCTTTTGTTACTGGTTTAACTGATGCTAGTAATAACATTAGAGAAGTACTTCCAAATGTAATTAATAGTCTCAGTACTGGTATTACAAATATTTTTCCAAACGTATTATCGATGGGTAAAAGCATCTTAGGAACTATCGTAACTGGCATGACAGAAGCATTACCAGAGATTTTAAATGTTGGAACAGAAATATTCAGTTTTATGAGTAATGCACTGCAAAATGCTCCTGAGCAACTTGCAACGCTATTAGATAATGTATTGCGAACTGGTTTAGCAAGTGACTTACCAGTATTTATATCATCACTTAGTGGAATTATAGATAGCGTTATTGAAGTATTCTCTAATAGCGATGTTATTTCTAATTTTCAAACGATTGTAAAGGTTGTAGGAAATTCAATTATAAATGGTCTTACTGAAATAGTCCCAGAAGTAGTTGCTTTTCTACCTACATTTTTAGATGGATTTATACAACCAATGTTAAATTTACTAACTGATAGCGACTTATTAATGACTATAAGTACAACATTTGCAGATTTACTAACAATTACAATTGATTTCTTAGCACAGAATACTGAACCTTTTGTTTCAAGTTTAGTCCAAATAATAACCAGTTTAGCAGATGCTTTAACCGAGAATGTAGATGTTATACTACCAGCTATATCGACAATGATAACAGGTGTTTTAGTAGGTGTTGCTAATAATATTGACAGTTTACTCACAAGTCTTCTAGATTTAATAGGAGCAATTGCAATAACTCTTACATCTCCAGAAGTGATTACTCCTTTACTTGATGGAGCAGTAACATTAATATCTAAAACATTATTTGCCATTATTGATAATCTAGCACCTCTCACAGAAGCAATAACAAATATATTTTTAGCAATGGTTCAAGTCATGGCAGACCCTCAAAATCTTACTGCAATATGTGAGGCTGTATTTGAGTTAATTACTGCTGTTATTAGTGCAATACCTACATTGATTTTAGGTTTAGGAGATGCACTAATTAGTAGCTACAAGGCGTTTAAAACGTTGCTTGAAGAGCAAGACTGGAGTAATATCGGTAGTAATATCTTGCAAGGAATTATCAACGGAATGGTTGATGCACTTGATTATGCATATGAAACTGTTACAAACATTGGTAATCACATTGTAAGTTGGTTCAAAGATGTCTTTGATATCAATTCTCCATCAAAAGTACTAGAAGATAGTGTTGGCAAGTTCTTGCTCCCTGGTGTTTCCGAAGGTATAGCCGATACAATGCCTGAATTTGAAAATGATATAAGCAACGTTAGTGATACTGTTGTAAAATCAATGAAATTTGGTAATATTGAAGGTACTATGACTACTAATCTAAGTAGTGTCCTAATTCCTACTATTCCTGCTTTACCTGATACAGATGGGTACGGTGGCTATAGTAATACAATAAGCAATATTAACAATAATACGAACAATTCTTATTCAAATTCGTATGGTAGCATCTTCAGTGGTGCGAATATATATATAAACAATGATAACGACATTGAAACTTTAGCACAAAAACTACAATTCTATATGCAACAAAACGAGATGGGAGTGGGGGTAGGATAATATGTTTTATAATTACTTTATTTGGAATAACATATCCAGTTTAGAATATGGTTGGATAAAAGAAACACCATTCCCATCTAGTTCTACGCAAAATTTTGAATATACTGCCATTCCTAAAACAGACATGCTATTAGTTGTAAATAAATTTACAAGAAATAAAATATCTTTAAGTTTTGAACTACAATTAAAAGATAGACAAAAATACAATTATGTCTATGCTTGGCTAAATGGTGCTAATAAACAAGGAAAACTAATAATATCTGACGATTTAAATAAATTCTATTATGCCACTTGTTCTAGTATCAAACCAAAATATCAAAAATACAATATATCTACTCTTACTATTACTTTTGATTGTCAACCATTTAGATATAACATTAGTGATGAACCAATATCATTATCAACTAATAGTTCAATAAATGTTGGTGGAAATTACTATAGTGAACCAAAAATTAAAGCAGTTGGTAGTGGAAGTGGTAATATTGTAATCAATAATACAACATTACAATTGTATAATATTGATGGATATTATATTGTTGACAGTGAAAAAAAAGTAGTCTACAAAGACAATACAATATATTTAAATCAAGCTGTTGGTACATTACCAATATTTCAAGTTGGAAATAACAGTATATCATTTAACGGTGGAATAACTTCATTAGAAATTTGGAAAAATGAAAGGTGGCTATAAAACATGATGACTAGTACATTTATTTTTGCTAACCAAAGTAGCTTTAGTTTATCATTAACACCGTTTTCAGCCGATAAATCTACTACAGGAACGATAAAATGGGGCGATGGTTCTACAAGTGAATATCAATACGGATATAATAATCACACATATGAAAAAGGAGGAGAATACATTGTAACGATTACAACTACTGATTTTACAGAAACTTGTGGAGAGTTTTGTGCAAATAATCAATACTTAATCAGTGCAGAATTAGATTTCAATATAACTAAGATAGCATCAGGAACTTTTTATAGTGCATCTAACCTTGTAGCCATTAAAATTCCTTGTAATGCTGTTGTGGAAGATGGTTCTTTCACTAATTGTGTAAAATTAACTAATGTAATGTTTGGAAGATACAAAATACCCTCAACAGTATTATTAGAAAAGCATGGAATACAATCATTTTTAGGTTGTACTAGTTTAAAAAATATATCGTATTATACTAATAATACAGAATTGCAAAATACTGTTGTATCTAATTATTTTATAATGAATACAAGTAATGATAGTGGCACAACGTATATTCCAGTCGAATATAAGGCAACGTATGTACCTACTGTTATTACTGATATTCCAAAATCTAATTATATTACTGTGTATGATATGTGCGAAACAAATTTTTCACACAATGGACTTAGGATTTTAACTCCTGTATCTGGAAGTATTACTGAAAAATTAAATGGTGACTATTCTCTAACACTAGAACACCCAATTGATGACTTAGGAGCATGGAGAAGTTTACTTGAATTTAATATCATTAAGGCAAATGGACAACTTTTTAGAATATATAAAAAAACTACGTCTTTAAAGTCAAGTGGATTAGCAACAAGAACTGTATATGCACAACATATTTTCTATGATTTAGCACATAAATTAATAAAATCATGTGATATTACAGGTATGGCTGGTCAACAAGCATTAGATACTATTATAGCTAACATTTTTGAAGATGATATTGATGGAGCATACAGAATGTATGACTTTAATAGATATAGTAATATTTCTAATGTAGTTAATGCTTTGACAGAGTTTCAATTAACCTCTCCTGTTGCGTGTATGATTGGAGAAGATAACTCATTTGTAAATCGCTTAGGTGGTGAATTATATCGAGATAATTTTTATTTTTCAATTTGTTATAGAAAAGAAGGTTCTGTAGATAATGCTTTTAATATTATACATGGTATAAATATGCTTGAAGTAGAAGAAAATGTTGATTATTCGGAATTTTGTACTTATTTACACACTGAGGATAATTATGGAAATACTTATGCCGTTGCATATGTTCCAAATGGTCGGTTTCCTCATAATTACGCACAAGGAAAGAAATTTAATTATAATGAAAATAATATTGAGGCATTAGGACTAGATATGTCTTCATATTTTGAAGAACGTTGGACACCAAAAATCACATATACTGTTAAATTTGCTAATTTGAAGAATAGTGAACAATACAAGGATTTTCTTAATCTTGCTAATTACAATGTTGGTGATAGTGGACTTATCTATTCTGAAGAACTAGGAATTAATACAACACAAACAATTATAGAAAAAACAATTAATATCCTAACTGGAGAAACAACTTCAATTACACTTGGTAATTTCGCTCGTTCTTTAACTAGAAAAGAACGCTATTCTAATACTATTACAAGAGCGGACAACATTATAGATAAAGTTGTATCACCCTTACGAGGTGTAAATGTAAATGGAGAAGAAGAACTAAAATCTTTAGCTAGTCAAGGAAAATTATCACAGAATGCAGTGTATTATGATATTTCAGAAGAAGAGGATAGTCAATCATGATGAAAAATATTTATAGTGGTAGTAGTTCCCCACCTAAAAATCTTTATAGAATAGCAGAAGACGGAAGCCCCAAAAAAATTTTAAGAGCATGGAGAGCAACATCAAATAGCGAATTTGTTAAAGTTTGGGATATTGGAAATGAAATAGATGAGTATTTAAGTAGCAACTTCACAAATGATTTAATTAGATTCTATAATGTTAGCTATAAACAATATGTGTCATTTGCAGATGTTCTATGGTATCATAAAAATAAAACAGATGCGGAGTATATAAGGACCCCACTTACATATTATCAAGAAAATATTATTGATGTAGAAACAACTTTACCAATCTATAAAACTCCAAATGGCTATCTTGTTGGATTAGAAATTATGGGAAATTGTCCTACTGAAAATTATCCAGTTAAAATAAAATTTAAATCTCCTAAAACTAACGATATCTTAGAATATCAATTTACTGTATCATGTTATAATACATCTGTTGTAACATTGATTATTGATACAACAAGAACTCAAGATAATAAGATGACTGCATATTTTACTAAACAGTGCCTTACATCAACTGAAAAAGTTGGTGACAATATATCAATCTTTTGGAATGATGGTACAGGCACATCTTACTTAACATATAATAACACCACTGCAATACATACTTATGCCGATAGTATAAAATCAGCTAGGATTGTGTTATCTGGAAGTTTAGAATATTTACAACAAGGTTTTATTGGAAATCAAATATATGTTACTAATATGATTATATCAAACAAAATAACTAAAATACATGATTATGCACTTGCTAACTTTGAGATAATTTCTATTACTCTACCAGATACATTACTTTCTATTGGCTCATATAGTTTTACCAATTGTTCTAAATTAACCTCTATAACTATTCCTGATAGTGTAATATCTATTGGAGAACGTGCTTTTGAAAGATGCTTGTCTTTACAATTTATTAGCGTTCCTGTTACAATCAAAGGGAACTATTTTGTTTATGATACAACAAAAGAAATATATTGTAGAGGAACTATTGCAAAGTGGATTGATAACGGAAAGTATTGGTATTTTGACGGTGGACAAGATGGAGAGCATAAAATATTGTGCGATGATGGATATATCACACACATTGGCGACTATTTAAATCCAGATGGGACTATTGTATCTGGATTGCAATATAATTACTACTAGAAAGGATTTGATTATATGTTTGCTCAAACAGAAAAAATAATGGCAAATAAGGAAAAAGAGATATCTATTATTGGCGAAGGAGTACACATTCGTATTGAAAATCGTGGTGATGGTATCGTGTATGCTAGTAAATATCCTAATGTAATTGCTGAATCAAATGATGTTATAGCAATTGATAAAGGTACAACTAAGTTAATCCCTAACGTATGTGTGCATAGTGAAGTAGATAATGAACTAGCATATCGTGGTAATATATATGTTCTTTCTACTACTGAAACCTCAATAGAGATTACTACTACCAACAACTCAAATTTTAGCTATAAAGTGAGAGGGGGTGGTTCTGCGTCTACTGTGCTAGATGATGTACTAAAATCCAACGGAGTTTACCAGTTAGGAATTTTAACATCTGATATCACACTTACACTACCCGAAACTGCAAACAACGACATAGAAGTGTGCTTTGCAATCGCTGATACTACATATTCTATAAACTGTGAGTATCTATCGCTTGAGGTTGTAGCTAACACTTACTATCAAGTGATATTTAGCTTTGATAAAGCACTATGCACTTGGTTTTCTAGTGTGATATCTAGTGATTATAATTCTACATCAACAATTTCGGAGGTAGAAGAAAATGAATCAAATTAAAAAACACGCTATCGGATATAACACTGTATCGAGCGTAGATGGTATTATCAACGCTCGAGGAGTTAAATCTAAACCAAACGATATTCGAATTTCTGGCTATACTCACGAAGTAGGTGAGGGTGAAAAATCACCTGATAATCCGTATACTTTAGTATCACTTGATAGTGGGAATGTGAATTTGTATAGTGAGGATAAATTAAGTACATTTATAGTTGATAGTGCAAGTAAAGCAAAAAGAAAAGGCTTGTCGCTACCAACACCAAAGTCGAAATTCTATTGTGTACACTGGGATAATAATGCTAAAACCCCAATAGCCTACAAGCTAATCAACAAAGAAACAGCCGAAATAGGCACATATCAATGGACTAAAAAAAGCACATTAATTAATGTTCCATTCGGATATGATTTGTTGATATATGACGCAAGTGGAAATGGTACTACAATTAGTGCGTTCACAGAAAAAGAAAATTTAATGGTATTAGATAGTTCTATGATGCCTGACACATACATATCAGATGAACACAGCATAACCCTAACAAACAACGAAACTACAATACAAGTACCTGTGCCAATCACTCTAAAATCTGTTGATGGTGTTAGTGACAGAATCGTTAAAAAAGATGACGGATATTATGTTGAAAAAAATATACAAGATATTATTGTTAATGAAGAAACAAGTATAGCTATGAGAGAACAACAAAATAATCATACTAAATTCAATATCAATATCAAGAACGGGCGAGTAATAAGTTCAAGTAAAATAAGTTGTAACAAATTAAAAGTTAAGTCCGTAGGCAAAAACGATTTTGATTTAGAGTATATAAGAAGTAGTACAAGACTATATCCAAATCTACTTGTTGCATATATGCTAACAAGTAGATTTACAACAAATGATACTGCTACTGAAAATGAAATTTTAGCATATTTGAAAGATAATCCTATGGAAATTCAGTATCAAGTAGAAAATCCATATTACTTGAAATTGTCCGATTATGCTCAAGAGTTACTCAACTCTTTCACATTACAAAATAATAACAAAATTTGGATTGAGGGGTATCCTAATTTAAAAATTTCGGGATATATACAAAAGTAAGGACGTGATTAACAAATATGGAAGATGTAAAAAAATGGCTTATATCATTGATATTAGGTGCGTGGGCAACTTTTACTCAACAATATGCGATTATTTTAGGTTTTATAATAACTGTTATAATTTTAGATTTTATAACTGGATTAATTAAAGCATATACCACTGGTGTAGGTTGGAAATCATCTAAAGGATTTAAAGGATTTTGGAAAAAGGTATCTTTACTTGTTGCTTTTAATTTTGGCATATTCTTAGATTTTTTTATTCCTTATGCTTTAAAAATAATATCCATTGAATTACCATTTAATTCACCATTTGCTTTAATAGTAGGTTGCTATATAATTATTAATGAAAGTATTTCAATATGTGAAAATTTATATAGAATAAACCCACATTCACTTCCACGATGGATAGTTGCACTATTAAAAGGTGCTAATGATAAAATAAATAAAAATTAAAAAGGATTTGATTTATATGAAAAAATTGAAAATTACATTGAAAAATGGAAGATATGTGGAATATCAAGAAAAAGAATTTGACAATTGGTATTATGACGGTAATGCAATTATAGTGAAAAAAAATAATTATCTTTCAGCAGTATATAATCTTAATAATATTATTTGTGCTGTAGAAGTAGAAAAGGATTAGATTAGAAAGGATTTGATTGTATGGAAGTAAAATACAAATTAATCGATGTATCGGCACATAATGGAACTATCGACTTTGCAAAAGTTAAAGCTGATGGTATTCAAGGTGTGATTATTCGAGCAGGATATGGCTTTAAAACTGTAGATAAGTGCTTTAAGAACAACATCAAGAACGCACTTGCAAATGGTCTACACGTTGGTGTGTACTGGTTCGGATACGCTTATACGGTAGCTCAAGCAAAGCAGGAGGCTGAATATGTTGCAAAACTTCTAAGCGATTATCGTGGTAAGATTGATTTTCCAATCTTTTACGATTGGGAATACGATAGTTTCAACTACGCTAAAAAACAAGGAGTAATCGTATCTAAGCAGTTATGCTCCGATATGACTAAAGCCTTCTGTGAAATATTAGAAAACTATGGCTGGTACAGTGGTTTCTATGCTAACATAGACTATCTTAATAGATTTTATACTCAATCAGTAAAAGATAGATTTACCTGTTGGGTTGCCCAATGGTCTACAAAGTGTACATATTCTGGACAGTATGGCATCTGGCAGTACGGTGCAGAAACTAACAAGATTGATAGTAAAAAGGTCAGTGGTGTTCTATCGGCGACGGTAGATAAAAACTACTGTTATATAGACTATCCAAGCGTTATAAAAACCAACGGTTTTAATGGTTATGGAAAGTCTAATGAAACTATTACTTATAGCTATGATGTCAATGGCGATGGTATTATAGATGAAAAAGACCTTATTGCCTTAGAAGATTATCTTAAAGAAAAAGGAATTATATAAAAAATATGGAGAGCTTAGGCTCTCCTTTAATTATAGAAAGGATTTGATTTAAAAATGAAGAGTTTTATCGCATGGATTGGTGGAAAATCACTACTCGCTAAGAGGATTATTTCCGAGTTTCCTGATGACATTGGTAGATATGTTGAAGTGTTCGGAGGTGGAGGCTCTGTACTATTTGCGAAAGATAAACACGCAGATTTAGAAGTCTACAATGACGCAAATAGCGAACTTGTAAACCTTTTTAGGTGCATGAAATATCATAGAACAGAACTGGAAAGAGAAATCGATGGCTATATAAATAGCCGTGAGGTGTTCCAAGATTTAAAAAATCGTCTTGAACATGTCACAGGTTTCACTGATATCCAAAGAGCAGGAATGTTTTTCATTAAGACAAAGATTAGTTTCGGAGCAGATGGGCGAACTTTCTGTTGTCATAAGAGAAACTTATCAACCGACAGATTTAGTGAAATCTCACAAAGATTAAAAAAGGTAGTAGTTGAGAATAAAGACTTTGAAAATCTCATCAAAGTTTATGATAGACCTAACGCTCTCTTTTACTGCGACCCTCCTTACCATACTACTGAAAAATACTACGATATACAATTCACCGAAGACGACCACTTGAGATTAAAAAATACCCTTGTAGGTATCAAGGGTAAGTTTGTATTATCATACAATGATGATGAGTTTATTCGTGAACTATATAAAAACTACAACATCATAGAAGTAACTAGGCAAAATAGCCTCTCTAGTGGAGATTATAAAGAAGTAATAATTAAAAACTTCTAGAACAAGCCTTTAAGGAATATAAAAAGCGTTGGAACTAAGATGTACCAACGCTTTAATTTTAGCTTATATATACATTGTAAATAAAAATTTTGACAAATTTCATTTGATATGATAGAATGTATAAGGATATTCTAAAACTAGTATGGTATAGGTACTAGGCTATTTATAGCAACTACCACATCGCTATATTTAGCATTATATTCCTTTGTCGATACGGTTCGCCAAAACTGTATCGACATTTTTATTATATCATTTCAACAAAAATTTGTCAACTAACTAATTTCAGCAAAAAGTCCCAACTCTTTGAGTTTGGGACTTCTATTAACTAATTAATTTGTATCACTCTTATAGTGACTGGTATTTTATAACCATCTTCTATAAAGTCATTCTCTGTGATGTCTTCCTCATATGAGTTTACAGAAATTACTTTGAAGGTATCGTTCTTAACTATGATTTCTTTTTCATCGCAACAATCTTCTGTTATACCATAGTTGCTTAATTCATCTGCATACTCTTTGTTTTCTTCTATTTCGTCATAGTCAACTTGATGTCCAACTATTTCTGTACATTCAAAGCAGTAAGTATATTCTCCGTTAAACATATCCGAGCCGTCATAATCGCCACCATTTGACCAATGTATGCCAGTGTGGATTATATCACCCACTTTAAATTGTATTATGTCATTAACTGTTATGTATCTCTCGCCAAATCCCTTGTAGTTGTTTTCTAATTTCATGATTAATTCCACCTTTCGTTTTTTGGTTTATTATCTTTACTGTGATTATATTATAGCATATATTTATGCTATAGTCAATATTTTTATACCCTAAATTATGCACAAACTTTTGTTAATATTTTTGTGTAAGATAAATAAAATATAATTAAAGCACCTCAAACCATATAGGTAAGAGGTGCTATCGAAAAATTATTCAAACAAATTTTGATATTCTTCGACTTCGTATTCGAACGAATCTTTAAGAGTATCTACGAGTTCTAAGAATTCTTTTTCAGTTAACTTCTCAACTATTTCATAACCAGTAACATCGTAGTAGTCAGTACCAATGATGTTTCCGTCCTCGTCTTCTTGATTATGTTCTTTTCTCCAGTCATCTAGATATACGTCTAAGTACTCTGCCCAGCAAAAACTGTCGTTAAGGTTGCAGAGTTTAGAAAGGCTACCATTAGCGTAATGCATATTTGCATCATAGTTTAAATCAATGAAAGCTTCTCTAATTTTTTCGAGGTATGAAATTCTTTCGAACTCTTTTACCTTGTTAGCACTAGATATTAACTCATTGAAATCATATATTTTCTTATCCATACTCAATACCTCCATCATTGTGTCCTTTACAGACTCTTTATTTGTACTATCTTCGTACTTGATTACAAGACGTTCCAAAATTACACCAGTCCTACTATCTAAAGTATTACAAATGTCAGTGAACTTGTCATTAAAGTCCGCATTTTCGATACATACCTTTGCAGTATACCAGTTAGCCATGTGTGAGCCATCTTTAACATACTCAACTATATCTGATAAACTACAATCTAAGAAGTTACATAACTCGTCAAGTTTTTTTATTGATAAATCACCACCTTTCTTAAAGTTATCTTTTGTTGGTTTACTTATAACGTTTTCTTTTAGGAGTCTGTACCAAGATACTCCTTTTTCATTCATCACGTCTTCTAATTTGTAAATAATCATTTAAATTACTCCTCACTTTATTTTATTTTATGAACCGTTATCTCAAGTCCATTTTCATTCTTAGTGTTGACTAGAATAGTATCTAGCCATTTAACAATTGTTTCGGTTCTGCCTTTGCCAACATGATATGTAGCCCAATGAGGTCTACGGAAATGTGTGCGTTTTGAAGAACTTTTTTCAATTTCTTTTTCGTTACTATTGCTATCCTCGTAAACATATCTAGTAGCTCCAAGAGTTGCTCCCATTACATAGCCTAACTCAAAGTAGCTATTTTCTTTGACTTTTTTCTTACCTTTATTTCTTTGTGTTCCACCTTTTCTTACCTTTTTTATATCAGATTCGATAGAACACATATAAACAACGATTTGTAATAAGTCAGAGAATATCTTTCTCATTTCCACTCTTTCGTCATTCAGCACGTTTTCTTTAGACCAAATTTTTTCAATTGAGTCTTGAATTGTTTGTCCCATCTCTAGTTTTAGAGGGACGTATCCATTCTCTAATTTCAAAACCAATACTAAATTTTCATGCTCAGTATTATTATTGCTGAATTGTTCTCGTGATACAAAGCAACCCTCTACTTTTTGTCCTTTTGCAATAACATCACTGTTATATTGCAATTGTAAATAGAAGAAATCGCAAGGTAATTTCTTTATTATTTCAGTAGAAACACTTTCAAGACCGATAGTTTGTGCAAGTCTTTTTCTAAGTACTTCGTTCACTAGATATATTTGCTTGTACTTCTTAAAGTTATTCTTAATGTAGCATCTACTTGTTATGTCCTCAAGTATTTTCTCATTTCCAAGTAACTTTCTTGAAACTGGATTATCATTATATCCATTAATTACTACTTGAACAACGTCCATCGGCATAACCTTAGACTTTAGTTCAAGAAATCATCAATCCACATATTATCACTCCTTTTTTTTAATATCCCCATATAGCCGATAGGTCAGCTTGTTATTTAGTCCATATCTTGTATATAATGTTCGTTTCCAGCTTTAGCTACTTTTCTGTAAATCATATTATACACTACTCTCATAACATCTACATTTGCAAATTCTTTATTTTTACGGTATGTATCTAATTTATCAACATAATATTCTATGTCTTTCTTTTCGATACTTAACATAAAAATTACATGAAAAATACTTTGTCTTGCAAAATCTCTATCATAGCTACTATTATAACCTTTAACTGGTGTTCTTTTGTATAATGTTTTTAATAAATCTAAAACAACTTCTTTATAATCTATTTTTTCATTCATATCAACTTGGATATTGTTTACTTCAAAAACGCCTTTAACACCGATTTTCTTAGTAACACTATCATAAGTACCATCGATTTTTTCTACATCACAACCAAGAGTTTTTTGGATATCTCTAAGTTGTTTAGTTTTTTTGTATTTTTCAATAACATTATATGTATACCAGTTTTTATAGTCATAATAGGATAAGTCAACTCTTTTAGATGTGATTTTTATGTCTGTAACGTCTTTATATAGACCCCAATCATGTGTATTGAAGGTTATTTCTACTTGACGTTCGCTACAGAATTTTTTATAAGCATCTCGTCTAGTCATTAAACCATCATTACTATTCTTGCTTTCCAACCATGCCATTTTTAAGCATTCGCTCATTGAAACCTCCGAAACCTTAACGCCTAATTCATTAGCCACGTTTCTTCTTATCTCCCAAGCTCTTTTCATAACGTTTTTCATACTAATTCCACCTTTCATTTTTTTAGTTCATTATCTTTACTGTGATTATATTATAGCATATATTTATGCTATAGTCAATATTTTTATACCCTAAATTATGCACAAACTTTTGTTAATATTTTTGTGCAAAATAAATAAATCCCTCTAACTTTACAGTTAAAAGGATTTTTATCTAATAAGTATACTATATTATAGCTTTATTTTGGACAAAAGCAAAAGTATTGTTCTTCTCGATAAGCAGGAGGAATAATAGCCATATTTTTTACATAAGCTGTATTAACATCAAAATCATCTGCTTTTAAATAATCGATTGGTACATTACGCATTAATCTCTTATTGTTATCTAAAATACTAAAATCATCTTCCATCTCTACGACTGTCCAATTACTAATAGCTCCATAGCCTTGTGAAGATTTCTTTCCAACAAAATTTATATTTCGTAACAATTGCTTTACTTTGCCAATATTTCCTCGTGCGAAAAAGTAAAGTTTATCAGTCGATTTATATACTAATGTGTTACGGTAGGACTTGAATTGTCCTCGTGTAGTATCAATTTCCTGTTTACCTTTTCCTTGAAAGTTTATTAAATCGCTATGTTGCGAATTAAAACGCTTTGAATAGCAAGTTTGGAACTCTCTATCGTCTTTGAAACGTCCAAAACTTGCATGAAAAACGTGCAAATCCGTATTATATACTAACACTTCCGAAAGAGTATCAATAACTGTTTCTTCACTTTCATGTTTATTATTACTAGCTTTGTAAAAGTCATCTCCAAGGATATCCTTTGCAATAGCACACGATATCAAGCTATCAAGACGTATATAGTCCTTAACAGCAACTGGAGCAGTTAAATGTGCCGTAACTCTCATGTTTACAATTTTAGACATCTTATCTCCTCAATTCTTTCTAAAATTTGACTTTCTGTTTTATTTGAGTAATATGCTATTGTATCTATACTACTGATACCATCAAACTGCGACCAACCAAGAATATCTTCTGTATCCCAACCTGCTCCAAGTACATGAACCCATTTGAAATCCAAACTTTTCAAAAAATCAAAAAGTTTATTTAAATGAATGCAAATAGCTTTGTTACTTGTAAGTCCATTGTTTGAAAAACATATTGTATCTGAATATTTTCTGTAAAATTCTGCTTGTTTATATAAATCTTCAATATCTACAATACCTTTTTGTTTAGCTTGCAGAACAGGTGTTACATTACTAAATAAATTCAATTTATGCCAACGCAAGAAATTAAACATAGATGCGTCTGGATTGAGAAACTCATCTGGAGCTATACATAAAACATCATTTTGATAGTACTTTTCATAGTGTTTTGAAAGTTTCTGCATATAACCTATAGTCATCTTCTGCTTTATCAAAGATAATCCAAAAGCACCACTGTCTAAAATTGTTATTCTAGCTTTATTTGTAAAAGTAGGCTCTGTTGGATAAGCGAAGAGTCTACTAATATTATCAATTTCAGCAACTTTACTTTCACAAACTGGGCAATGTGGAAAAACAAAAATCATTACTTTAATACTCCATTAAGCATATTCACAAAGTTAGTTGCATCTTCTTTATTAGCTTCTAACCAATCAAGATAAGCCTTGCCTCCATCTGTGTACTCGATATTTAATGCTATTTCACCATAACCAGAACCACTTTTACAACCGATAAAGTTATCTTCTTCAAGTAATTTCATCATATGTTCAAAGCAAGATATTTCAATATCACTAGCATTTTCAAGCACTATTCTAGTTTCAAGTACTGTACCAGCTGAGAGAGTTTCAGCTTCATATTTCATTTGTACAACTTTCTTCTCACCTTCAACACTAGGTGTATCAGTATCTGCTTTCAATCTATCCATGCGTGTGTGGAATACTTCTGCTCTCATGTCACTATAGATAGAATTTTCTGCTTGATTTATATTGTAATCGTTAAGTTCTTTACAGATTGGTTTGCATATGCCAACTTTTAACTTTCCTTTTGTCATTAGTGTACCTAACGCAGAACCAAGCAATACTAGAGGTGGACAACACTCCACAATCTTTTCTTTTAAAGAAAGATTTTCTATACCTGCTCCACCTTGCAAAGAACCACCGTTGAAAAGCATATAGAAGGTTGTTTGTGATAAAGACTTTACACTCAAGCCGATTCTCTCACAATAATCACGCATGATTAAACTTCTCAAGATGCCTCGAAGAGCATTACCAGAATAAACTGGAACATCGATATAGTCTTCACCTACCAAAAATTTTTGCTTTCTAAGCAATGATGTTGTACCACTCTTGTCATCTCCTATATGAATAAGTGGAGATAAAAGTCTCATAGTTACGTTGTAATTATTTATTTTCATTTGAATAACCCTCCCTAATTTCCTCTCTTTTCAATCTTAAATATAACATGATTATAGTTAAGTTGTTTCTATATTCTTTTAAAATATCTCTTTTTAATTCTTCTGTATCCTGCGATACTCTTATAACAGTATTAGCATAATCAAGATTACTAATCTCGAACTTTTTGCACATTTTATCAACAAAAATATCGAAGTTATTTGTTGTATTGACACATGATACCACTTTACTTTTAAACTCGTCCCAAATCTTCATAAGTCTAGTTGATTTCATGTCAGTAAATTCTATGTTACTATAAATAACATTTAATACCTCAACTGCTTTTTCTTCAGTTGTAGAGTTCTCATAATCAAACATATAAGCCATTATTTTTTCTTTCCTTTCTTTAACTTCTCAGCTTCTTTTTTATCCTTTAGACGTTGCTTAACAATTTCATTCCTACGTTCACTATTTAAAATGTAAAGTAGAAAATCGAAGGTTATTGAACCTCTGTACTTTCTAATCTCGTTTTCACATCTATTGAATTTATCCAATCCAAACTCTTTAATTGACATATAGTTATAATCACCTGTTGCTATTTCTTCTTTACTGAAGAATAGATATAACTCATTCATTATATCATATAAATGTTTATGAGATTGGACATCAATACTAAATACATTATCTTCCATTTGCACTAAGAATCTCGAAGTATCAATGTTTACTGGTGCTTTAAAAGAATTGTGCTTTTTAAAAGATTGTGTCATACATACTACAAATTCCCCATTAACATTGTTTCTTAAATCAAATATATTTCCCTCAATGTCATTTTTTGATAAAAATATAATATGCGTACTATCAGCAATAAAATTTTTACGCCTTAGGTCTGCATTATTAATACAAGTAGCACAATATTCACAAATCACTTCCGAATTTGGCTCTTTTAACACGTCCCAATTTGTGAAACGTGCATTTTTAATATAATCTTTAGTCTTAAAACCTCTTTCAGTAGTTCTTCCACAGACACAACATACTCCTTCTATTTGACCAAAGTTTTCTGAATGAAGTGCTTTATATATTATTTCAGTATTCGTCATTCTATCACTTCCTTAATTTAATATTATTATAACATGAAATTTATTAACAAATCAATACAAATACAATAATTACAATTTAAAAAAACACTGTTCCTTGTAAAGGTTATTAGTAATTATAACATATTTTCAAATAATAAATATATTTAAAAAAATATGTTGGTATATTCTTCTCATTTTGAAGAACGTACCAACATAACGTAATCTTAACTTATACTTATAATGTATCATATTTTTCAAAATCACTGAAGTCACCTACAAGCTTTGGAACTACTACCACTTGATGTCTTTCTAATACTAATTTTATGATATCTTTTTGAGTAAAAATATCTTCAAATAACCAAAAAGTATCTTCTTTATGATACTTTAATTCAAGTAATGCTTGTAACCTTTTGCATGAATCATAGTTTACATAATCAGTTAAGTCTTTGTCAAAAGCGAATCTAAATTCTATAACAGGCAACTCTTGAGATTTTTTTCTTTCATAAGCCTCTTGAACTACAACAGGTTCTTCAATCTTTTGTGGCTCTTCCTTTATTGGTTCATCTTCCACTGTTTTATCCACTTTATCTGGGATTTTTATACCTTGATTTTCCAAATCTTCTTGAGTATACCACTCTATTTTATGATTACGAACTACCTCATTAATATCATATGAACTTATATACATTTCATCACTTCTGGAAGTATGTGAATTACTGTTATCTCTGCTATCTTCAAACATATGATTGTTAATGTCTTCTTTTATTATAGAAAACGTATACTTGAACAGATTATTTATCATATTTCCAGATATTTTTATATTCGCATATACTGAATATATGTAATTATCTACACCACTAGATATATTTACTCCACAATTAGTTATATAGTCGTATAATTGTTCTAATTGATTAATGGTATATTCCTCTTTACAACGAGAATATAAGCTCTGTATAGCAGTATCAATTTGAATATCCTCTAAATCTTCTGGCTTAATAAACTCTTTAAGTTTCAAATCATCTTTAAAATTCTTATTTTTAGTAATAGTAAACTTTAAAGCATGGATTTTTCTACCTTTTCGCATTGGTTCAAAAGTATATTTGATATCGGTGTATTGCTCCAATGCTTTTTGACAAACTTCTAAAACATCTCGTCTAAAGTCTGAAAACAAACTATAATTTTTATTTGAAATTCCTAACATTAACTTTAAATTCTCGACAGATTCTACTCTTTCTCCTATTTTTTCGTACTGCTTAAGGATTTCATACATTCTAACTTGATTAACAGATTTCAACTTTAATGCGTTCCATAGTTCATATGTAAAGTAGTTCCTTTTCATTTCAAACATATAAGGCATCACTTTTTGGTGACACTCTATCTTTACGAACCATTCGCCAGTTTCCTTATCTTGCTTTACTTCACACTCATTGAAGAGTGGTACAACCGTAAAACCATTTGAACCGTCTTCACAAGGTAAATGGACTGGTTTACAGATAAGATTGTCTGCAACTCTCTTAATATGCGTAACGGTTAGTTGACTTATATCCATTATTTTACAGAACTCTGCAAGTGGAAAAATCACGGTTCGTGTGTCTGGATTTCTAGCATTAATTTTAGCTTGGTATATTGCTAAAAAGCGAACTTCAGTTAAACTTAAACCACGAGGATTTAACTGATTTAGTTCGTTAGAACGCTCAACCTTAAATGATAAATCTAAACTTTTTTTGTTTTTTTTCGGCATCAAAGTCACTCCCTTTTCTCCTTTTTATCTTATCAAATTATACCATGTGGTTATATTTTTGTCAATCCCCATATTTACAAAATAAATTGTGAAATATAAATAAATATTTTTCAACATTATTAGTAATAATAACGATGGTGAATATACAAAACATACCCATATTTTCAATAATTTTTCTCCACATTTCAAATAATTCTTCCCCACATTTCAATAATTCTTCTCCACATTTCAAATAATTCTTCCCCACATTTCAATAATTCTTCTCCACATTTTAATAATCCTTCCCCACATTAGGTACTTCCAATCAACGTACCTACGTCCTAAAAAATCTCCGAAAACAAGCTTAAAACAAGTATTAAAACAAGTATATAAAACAAGCTATCAGGACTTAAAATTTTTTTTAAAAAATTTCTGTTCTTTTTTGAATTAAAAAAATTGCTTGACTGTCTTTAGACCAATAAAATAAAAAACACCCAATAGGTATAACCTACTAGGTGGGAAAATAAAAGGAAAACAAATGTATCTAGCAATCTTTTAGAAAAATACACAAAAAAGTAGATGCTATAACAATTGTAACATACAGCATAGTAATTGTCAAATCAACAGATGATATATTTATCAACTTATTAGATTCTGCTAAAAAGCAAAAGAAGTTCCTGCTGATATCAGTAAAAAATAAGGTATGCATCAAATCATACAACAATAGATAAATTCTCAAATCAAAAGAATATTTCGGTACATTCCATGTATAAACATCTACTAAAATCACTTTTTTCATTGACTTTCTGGTTCAAAAATGATATACTATAAACAAAAGGGGGTATGAATTATGGTAAACACTCAAACAGTAGCAAATACAATTTTAATGTTATCTTTTTATGAAAAAAAACTTATTACACCAATGAAATTACAAAAACTAATGTACTTTGTCTATAAAGAATACCTTCAAACAACTAATTGCCAACTATTTTCTGAAAGTTTTGAAAAATGGCAATATGGTCCTGTTCTTCCATCAATCTATTATGAATTTAGAAACTTTGGTTCTGATTTTATAAATAAATTTGCTCGTGATGCAAAAGGAAATATAGAAATCATTAATGACCCTAAAATAGCAAAAATAATAGAAAACATCTGGAATAAGTATAAAAATTGTAGAGCATATCAACTATCTGCATTAACTCATCATGACGGAAGTGCATGGAACAAAGCAGAAAATTATTTACTAAAAGATGAGGATATCAAAAATGAACCAGACTTTTCATAAAAACTTTACTGATAAAAAAATTGACATGCCTTTTGAAGATGACCCAAAATATCAATGCTTTAACACATTATTGATAAATAAACATGATGTTGATACTATTGAAAATGCAGTTAAATATGCAGATGGCATGGATAAACACATCTACAAAAAGCATGGCTTAAACTTATTATGGGCTACAGGAATAGCTTATATAATAATGGTGCTTTTTGACACAATAATTACTAATGTATTTAGTTGGCAAACAAGTGAATTGATGCATGGACTAATTGAACTGCTAAAATTTCTAGTTTCTACCTTAATGGGTTATGTATTCTGTGAAACTTCTAAAAAAGATAAATAAACCACCTAACAAGATATTTGAACTTGCTAGGTGGTTTTTATAATTTTAGAGATAAGGTACTCCTATATTATACATTATTAGGAAATATTTGTCAAGAAATATTTTGATAGTGTATAACGCTACTAGAACCTTTCTAACGGCTTTTAAAAAACAGTATATAACTTTAAGGATATTTAATCAAAACAGCTACAGAGTGGTTCTAACGCTCTCTATAGCCGTTATAGGAATTATTTTTACAAAATACTTATTTATAGCTTTCTTTTATATATTCTGCGACATCATCAATTTCTGGAAATATAAAAGATTTATCTATACCAATACTTTTTAATTGATGTAGAATATTTTTTTTACTTAAGTGGTCTATAATGAAAATTATCCTTTTTCCTTTTTCTTTATATCGATATTTATCAATTGGATTTTCATAATAAGTAACATCGTCAATTAATTTATATACTTGCAATCCAAATATAGCAAATGCACCACTTTGATTGTAAATACGAGAATTGTCACGTTTAGCCATAACGAATTTAGCATCAAAAATTTCATTTTCTTCTAGATTATCAATTATTGAGTCTTGTTCTACAATATTATAAGATTCAAGAAGTGTCATTATTCTTTCAATATTATAATTTATTGACTCAAAAGGATTTTTCCTCTCTTTTTCATTGCATATCACATCATTATTGGATATTGTTTGATATATTTCTTCAATTTGAGTTATTGATATATTAGTTATCCATTCTAATTCTGAATTTGATATCATTTTAAGCATTGATTTTATTTTTTGTAATAACTTTCTTTGTAGCTTTAAATCAAAATCAAAAAAAGTTTTTTTATCTTTAGAATAATTAATACGGTTAAAATTATCATATAATATTTCACATTCCTTAAATTTTTCAATACATTTTATTAGAAGGTATCTTAGATACATCTTTTTTTGAACTTCATATTCAAATGTGGATAATGAAGAAAGAATTTCTAGAGTGGTATTTTCTTCTGTTTGAATGTCACTTTTGGGTACATCATATATAATTACTTCTCCATTATCATTATACGAACCTAAACAAGCAAAATATAATGCAATTAGAGGATTAAGAGTTACATCTAACAATCTAGTCGGCAATCCATAATGTTGCATCAGTTTTAAATGCTCAAACTTAGATTTGCATTTTTTAAAATCATTTGGACATTTAACTAATAATTCCTGATACATTTCACTTTCATGTTGGTAATAATTCTCTCTAAATACACTAGGTTGTGTTACATAATTTATATTTGAGTGACCTCTATAGAAAAAAGTATTGTTTTTTATACGTTCTAGTTTATTTAATTTTTCAATAAAGCTATTAATGCCTGTAATTATTTCTACTTTATATCCATAAATATTTTTTAATGATGATGGGTAATTCTTCAATCCTTTTGTATTAGGATTATAATAATACCCATCAAAACGAAATTTTTTCTCCATATCATCAAGTAATGATATCTTTTTAAGTTCGTTTTCAGTACAATCTGCTATTCCCATTATACAATCTCCTCCTTGTCTAATGATGAAGACTATTGATGTGTACATTTTTATATGGCTTATATGTATTACCATCTATCAAGTACCATTCGTTGTCAATTTTTTGAACATGACACATAAATCCATATACAGAAGTTTTATTTTTAAGTGCCACAAATCCTTCTATGCAGAAGGAACTACAATTAAGAATATCATCTCGCTCATCTATAGATCTAAAATTATATCCAACACCTAATGATAATTTATTCCACTTATTCAATTTAGTATAATTATGTTTATTACTAATTGAACTAGGGTTTTCATCAATTTTACATATAGTTTTATTATCTGCTCTAATTGACACACATTGAATATAGAAGTCAAAATAAGGATTTATAAAAGTATTTTCAAAATTTAATTCGATTTTTATTATTCCATATCCAAAATCATTATTATTTAAGTAATAATAAGTTAATTCATCTAGTTCCGAATAAGGAACAGCATTTAATTTTACTTTGCAACCAGATAAAATTAAAACATCATTTTGACTTGTATTAGAATTCGCCAAATTTACATCAAATAGTTGACAAGTTGTAACTTTTATGTCTAACATATTATCAATCCTTTCTATTATTAACTTTATGAAGATTGTTTCCAGTGAACTACCCTCGCCTATGTTTTGCTAATAGTCCTTCCTAACCATTTTAATCTCACCTTAGTAGAATTTAAATCAGTATCCTTCCTTTTAGGTTAAGTATATCATAAAATAACTAATCTTCTTCAAAATCATTTAAGGTTTCTGGAATAGTATTAACTGAAAGACCTTGTTTGTACTGCTCAGCTAACATAGTTTTGTTAAATTCAGCAGTTGGGTTTATTCTTTGAACTAACTGTTCAAGTTTATCAATTGATATTTTGAAAAACTCTTTTCTAAGATTAACTTTATTAACTCTATAAGCATTTAGTTCTTTATGTAATTGAGCTTCTAAAGCTACAGCATCATTCGAGAATATAAAACTATGTACATCAAAAGAAAAAGGAACACTTGCATTAGACAACTCATTAATCCTATCCATAGGTTCTAATCTTCTTGTCATACCTACTTTGAAAATATCTGCACCAAAAGAACCTAAATTACTAATTACATACACATATCCTGCTTTACCATTTTGAAGTTTAATAATATCACTCTTTTTATTTTGAAGATCTTCTAATTGTCTTTGAAGTTCTAACAATTTTGTCTGAAGTTCTGTAAGTTTTTTAGCATCGGAAGTATTGGAAATAGTTTTGGTAATGTTTGAAATTTCAGTATTATACTTAGCTTCTTCTTTTTCAACTTTTTTCTGCTCTGCTTCTAACTGCTTACGTTCTTCAGTTTCTTGTTTCATTTGTTCACGAAGAACTTTTTGTTCTTCCTTAATACGTTCTTTTTGCACATAATATTCATATTCTATTTTTATATTCTCAGTATAAAGGCTTTCCATTTCAATAAGGAATTTTTTCATAGTAGGAGCAATAGTTTGATTTCCTAAACATATTACATTATAATATTTATCTATAATGTTTTTTAAACTTGTAATGGATTGTTCTAACTTATTATATTTAATTGTAGATAAGATATTTTGAATACTTGATTCTAACCCAATTGTCATTAATTGATACAAGGCAATATTTGACTTGGTAGTATATTGCTTTTCGTATTTTATAAGTACATTTTGAATATTTTTTTTATTCTTATTATATAAACTTCTAAGTTCTTTGATATTTAAACAATTTAATGGAAGTTCAACTTCTGTAGAAAGCAAATTAGTTTCTGCAATTTTTATACTTCGTAAATCTTCTTCAGAACTGTTGCTTTTGATGGCTTTTTTCATGCTATCAAAAGCGTATTTTATATGTTGGTTCTTAAATTGCAAAGTTTTTATTTCTTCTTTATTTTGTTCAATTTCTTGTAAGATAATTTCTCTCTCTTCATTATTATATTTGACAATAGTTTTTAATTTATCATATTCATTGATAAATTGCTGATTTGTATTAGTTAAACTTTTATTTTCATTCATTAATTGCTTCACTTTATTATTTAATTGGTCAATTTTATTACCTAATTCAATATTATTTTGTTTTATATTTGATATGTTAAGTATATCTTTTATTATATCTATAAATCCCATAATATTACTCCAATCTACATAAAATTATATTTTTACACAAGAAAATCTTTTATTATATCGTAATCGTATCAAAAATTGAAAATAAAATCAATTGACATTATAACCAAAAAAATCCTTAGTTTTTTAGAACTAAGGATTTTTCTACGTCATTACTCGCTTTCTTTGATAAAATTTAATTGTTCATTTGGTCTACAAATTGCACAAGGTTCATATAATTTTTGTGCCTTGGCAATACTCAAAGCAATGACATCTTTATTAGAAATTATATAACAATCTGTCCATTCTTAAACTATCAATAATCTTAATAATACTATTTTTCATAGTTATTCTTTCTCTATTTTTTAAGGATTTCTTCTAATATTACCTATTTTCAATAATGAACTTCTGGAACTGTTGATACACCTGCCTTTCAAGAGGGTGCGACAAGAACATATTTCTGCGATACAGTTCTTCCATACGTCTTGCTCTTTTTTGAGCAGAAGTCATAGATATATTACATACTTTTGCTATTTCCTCAGGGGTATGCAAATCAAGTCCCCAAAGTACACATGCAGGAGCAAGTATATCTATGGCGAAACGCTCGGCTTGGTACTCCTCTGGATTGTTCGCAAAGGTCCTGCCATACTTGCTGTCAACCAAAGGGTGACCTAGAAAGATGTGTCCGAGTTTGTGAGCTATCGTGTATCGCTGAGCTTGGACACTAATTCTATCACTAAAAACTATGTACCATGTAGAATTAGCATAGAAAGTTGCTCCTAATTGGCGTGGTGGCAAATAATGAACTTTACTATCTTTGCAGAGAATATAATTGTTTTCTCTACAAATTGAACTTAATTTCACTGGTAGTCTATCAATTTTGTTATCTAGTAGGAACTGCCACGATGCGTTTCTGCTTTGTTGATAGACGCCATATGCTTGACTATAAATCATAAAAAAACACCTCATAGAACATTATATCAACGTTGCTATGAGGTTTCATTGCAAAATTTATGGAATAAAAATCCCCTAATTTTTTCAAATTAAGGGATTTTTTTGTTATAATTCGCTATCTTCTGTTTCTTGGTTTGCTTTGATAAAATCCAAGTACTCTTTGGTTAAAGTCTTTTCCTCACTTTGTCCATATCTAGCTACTTCACGAACTGTGAATGTTTGTTGTGGCTCTGGTGCTTTGGTTTGCACTATCCTTTGTTGTGGACTTTCGGCAATTCCTAATAATGTATCAATAGCTAATTGGAACTCTTTGTGTTGATTATATGCAATTAATAATTGTTGTTCTTTTAAGCTAATATTGACATTAACTTTCTTAGGTTCTATTTTTCCATCTGCTAAACTATCAATATCAATTGCAAGAGCATCACAAATGGTAATCATGTTAAGAACATTAGCATTTAACACTCCACGTTGAAAGATGCTTGAAAGAGTTGAATTAGGTATTCCTGTGGATTTACTAAAATTCGTAATAGTACCAAATTTTTGTGTTATTAGGTTTTTTAAATCAATCTCAATAGACATCTAATAACTTCCTCCTTTCTTATTTGATATTTTAATTATAAGTTATCATTTGCGAAAAGTCAATAAGTTTTTTCAAAAAAGCAAAAACTTTTTTTGAAAATTAGTAAAAATATGTTGACAAGTAAAAAAATATGTGTTATATTATAATTATGGTAAACGAAAATTCGTAAATCATAAACGAAAAATAGTGAAGGAGGTATTTTTATGAGATACAACAACTTAGAAGCTGAATTGAAGAGAAAGTCTATTACTAGAGAAAGTTTAGCTAAAGAATTAGGTTGTACTGTTAGTACAATCTCACAAAAATTGACTGGTAAGTACGAGTTTACCTTAGGTGAGGCATTTACCCTTAGAAAACTCTTGGATTGTTCAATAGAATACTTATTTGACAATGCATCTTAAGAGGTACAATATGAATGATTTAGTAATCTTAAAAAAAGATGATGTATTTACTACATCAGAAGTAATTGCAAATGGTACTAATAGTAGTTATAGGTCAGTTCAAAGGCTTATAGAAAAGTATCAAAAAGACCTTTCTGAATTTGGAAAGGTGCGATTTGAAATCACACCTTTAAAAGAAAGTAAGACAAAACAAAATAGAAAAATTTACTTACTGAATGAGCAACAAACCACATTACTAATGACATACATGAAAAACACTCCAGTAGTTAGGGAGTTTAAAAAGGCTTTGGTAAAAGAATTTTTTGAAATGCGTAAGTTTATCATGGAACGTCACACCGATGAGTGGGTTGAAAGTAGAAAACAGAGTAAACTTAACAGAAAAGCTCAAACTGATGCAGTTAAGGAGCTTGTAGAGTATGCTCAGGCAAATGGCTCTAAAAATGCTACTAGATACTATTCTATCTACTCTAAGTTAGCTGATAAGATTGTAGGTATCAAGAGCAGAGATGAGGCTCATATATCACAACTGAACACTCTTAGTGTTGTAGAGGCTGTTATGGGTAGTACTATCCGTGAGTGCATTGCAAACAATGTAGAATATCATGAAATCTACAAAGTTTGCATTAAAAAATTAGGAGTATTCTCCTGTATCCAAAAGAAGTGAGTAAGATGACAACTTTCGTTAATTTTGTGACATAAATGCAACAAAAAAGAGAGTAGGAACATCTGTTCTTACTCTTTTGGATTAAGTTAGTTAAATATTTCTTTTAAAGCATTTTCATATTCTTCTGCTTGACTTGGAGTTAAGGATTTATTAACACGAATTAGAATATAATCGTTGATATAATCGTATTCAGACATCATTGGCATTTGTTCAATGATAGAGCCGATGTATTCTTGACGTGCAAGTGCATCTTCAGAATTTGAAAACACTTCAATTGAAAATCCAATAGGGTCATCTGGATTTGTTGGCTCAACTCTGGTATCTGCAACGTTTATTTTACTTGTATACTGATTAGGTCTACCAAGCAATTGATTGGTGTCAGTTTCTTCCGTATATTCAACATAGTTACCAATATTGCTACATTTTTCTTGTAGGTATGTTAAAACATCATTGGCTGTAAGCATCTCATCTGTTTGCTCAATAGTTTCAGTAGTTGTTGTATCCTCGACTGTAGTAGCTTGGCTTGTATCCGACACAGTTGTGTTTTCAGTTTCTACTTGTGTTGTATTATTTGCATTTGCACAAGCTACAAAGTTGGTAATACACATTAAAAGAGTTACACAAACTAATAATTTTCTTTTCATAGAATTTGCTCCTTTTGGATTTTTATTATACGCAATATTATATCACAAACTCTAACAAAAGTCAACAAAAATTACTCCTACAATACTATATCGTAGGAGTAATTAATTAAGCCTTAGTAATTATTGGTAGTGTCAGTAGCTTTTGCTATTGTTTTTTGTGGTTTTTCCTTGACTTGTACTATCTTTGATGGACTCTCAGCAATT